CAAATAAGAAAGAGTTAAGATTAGCTTTAGAAGCTGAACTAATGTTTAAACTACCTAACTCAGGTAAGCCAGAGATGTTAGAGCAATGGATTAAAAATGAATTAGATAATGAAATCATTGAACAAGCGGAACAAATCCTATCAGGTTCTTTTGAAGGTAAGATAAGAGAAGAGTTATTAACTCTATTCATAGAAAAATTAGATACATTATAATGAATAAGTGTATTTGGAGATTTGGAACTTGGTTAGAAGGATTAATATCAGTTTTAACTTTAGGACACGGAAAGAATTTAGCTGGATGGGTAGCTTGGACATTCTTTAAAAGAACAGATTGCGGATGTGATAGCAGAAGAGAATACTTAGATGAATTGTTTAATTGTAAAAACGGAATAGAATTATGAGTACAGAAGAATTAATATACGCTCCATTTAATAAAGAGGAGTTTGAACATTTAAAGAAAGTTGTAAGTGAGGTGACTAACTTTATTCCCAAACATCATATGAATATTATATGGGAAAGTTACAAATCAATAACGAAGAGTAAAGAACCAACACCTTGTGCATGCAAGTCGAGCGCACGTCATTGGGGTAACGCCTATCGAATAGTTAAGGAGTTCGTAGATGCGAAGTAATAAACAAAATAATCAACGCTTAGAAGTTCTCTTTCGTAAACACGATAAGTGGTTGAGACAGGTCTCTTGGAATATTTGTAAGGATAGGGATATGGTTGATGACTTAGTTGGTGAACTCTATGTGTACTTGGCAGAAAAGAACAATGAGAAGATTTATTTTTTAGATTCCTTTAATCTACAATACTGCAGAGCATTTATTAGTAGCAGGTTTATCAATAGAATAAAGATTAAAAATAAGTTTAGTAATACAGTTGATGATAATCGAACAGAGGATGTTTACGATACGCAATTTGATGAAGGTATAGATAATACTATTAAGCAGATTAAAACCTTCTTAAAACAAAAGCAAAAGGGACCTAAGTGGGTAAGTTCTAAAATAGCAGAACTCTATTACTTTGGAGATAAAAAAACAATAGAAGGCTTAGCAGCCGAAATAGGTGTAAGCAAGAGTACAATCTTCTTACATATTAAATCTATTAGAAACGAAATAAAGGAACAATTTGATAATCCATTTAAAGAAAATGATTTTGAAGAGTAAAAAGAAATACAAAACATCTTCTAAACTTCAAACCAAAGAAGAATACGAAGAGATAAAGAAAGCTAATAAGAAAGCATTAGATGAGATATTTGCTAGACCTAATTTTATAGAAGAGTTAGGAAGAAAGTATTATGGAGATGGATGGCAAGTTACCTTATATGGAAATCACCCAGCACGTATGGAAAGAGCTAAAGAAAGAAATAAAGAAACATTCGCAAGACATAAAGGAGAAGATGTACCATATAAAATAGCTAACACACACAAACCTATCTATAAATTAGATTCAGATGGTAACGTATTAGCAAAATATAAATCAGCTGATGAGTGGTGTGAAATTAATAACGAACCAATAAGAAAAGCTCAATCGTTAGTTAAAGCAGCAAGAGGATTAGCACATACAGCATTCGGAGATATATGGATGTTTGAAGAAGATTATAATAAATTAAATAAATAATAAAAATATGATGAAACAATGACTGGAAAAAAGGAGAAGATTACCCAAGGTTTATTGCATAAAGATAAAAATGGAAGATGGGTGTTAAATAACTTAGATGAAGCTAAGGTGTTAAAAGATAGCGAAGAGGTAGACACCTTAATAAGCAAAATATTAGACGAACTGAAACTTTATAGGTATTGAGATGGATGTTTGAAGAAGATTATAATAAACAATAAATTAAAAAAGTAAATAAAATGATAGAATACAAACAAATAGATGAAGCGCCAGATTATTGGATTGGTAACAATGGTAAAATAATTAGTAGAAGAGTAAAAGATAAAGAGTTAGAGGTTAAACAACATCCTAATCCAAAGACAGGTTATATGCAAGCAGCATTATGTACGGATAAAAAAAAATCAAATGGTTTATATGGTAGAAAAACAATGTATCCTCATAGATTAGTAGCACAATACTTTGTTGACAATCCTAATGATTACAATACAGTTAATCATATTAATGGTATAAAGACACATAACTTTGTATCTAATTTAGAATGGTGTACACAACAACACAACATTCACCATTTTTATAATAGTGATGTTAAAGGAAAACCAAGAGAGATGAAGGCAGTAGAACAATGGTCAATCTCAGGACATTATATCGCTACGTTCCCTTCGGTGAATAGAGCTAGTGTAGAGACAGGAGTTAACGTAGCTAGTGTATATCATTGTTGTAAAGGTAGAGTAAAGAGACCAAAACATTTCTTCTTTAAATACGCAGAATAAGATATACAATTATGGATGAATTTATAGAACAATACGGAATTGAAATTTTTGAGGAATTATTTGACATATTAAATAATAAAGATGATAAGTTCAGATATAATGAATGCGATGATGAGTTATGTGATGACGAAGGTTGTAGGTTAAATAAAGCTTTTAAAATGTATTTAAAATATAGGTAGATGAAGATTAAGATATACAAACATAACGATACTATAAGGTACGTAGCAAACAACGGCAAACACCAAATTAATATGAGCACAAGCGTTAATAAGAAAATGAGTGAAGAAGAGTTTAGAGAATTAGCTACATTCCATTTCAATACAAAAGAATAGTAGCTTGTTATATATGTATATACCGATTAAATAACGGAGGAGATACGAATTATGGCTAAATTTGAAAAAGGTAACAAGCTTGGAGGAAGAAAGAAAGGTAGTGTTAATAGAACTACTGAGATGGCCAAGCTTACTTTGGCTAGGATAGCAGATAAAGGATTAAACAACATCAATGAGGATTTAGAGAAGATAAGGAAATCTAATCCAATAGAAGCTGCTAAGTTATATTTGAAGTTGTTAGAGTTTGTTGTACCTAAGTTGAAAGCAGTTGATATGCAAGTATCAGGTGAGATATCACATAAGGTAGAACAAATCAAAGTAGAGATAGTACAAAAACAAATTGAAATCGATGCAACTGAATATACGAACGAGTAAAACGTTTACTGATATAATTAACGGACCACGTATTTCAATCCTTCAAGGAGGAACTAGAAGTGGTAAATCTTATTCAGCTGTACAATATTTAATTGTTAAAGCGTTAGAAGAACCTAACCTAATGATTAGTATAGTACGTAAGTCCTTCCCATCCTTACGTATCTCAACGCTAAGAGACTTTAAAGGAATTATGAAGGAGTTGGACCTTTGGGATGAAGAAAGTTGGAGAGCAAGTGAAAATTCATATATGTTTTCTAATGGTTCAATAATAGAATTCCTATCAATACAAGATGGTGAAAGAAGAAAAGGTTCTAAAAGAGATTACTTATTCATAGATGAGATTACAGAATTAAATTATGAAGATTACTTTCAGCTATCTATTAGAACAACTACAAAGATAATAGTAGCATTCAACCCTAACATACCAGCATCGCATTGGATATTCTCTCAGTTAGCTACTCACCCAGAATCACAAACATTCATTAGTACATACAATGATAACCCATTCTTAGATGATACCTTAGTAAGAGAAATAGAATTGCTAAGAACTACATCACCTTCTTATTGGAAAATATATGGTGAAGGTAAAGTTGGAGTTATTGATGGCTTAGTATTTGATAACGTAAGTGTTATTGATTATATACCTGAGAACGCTGAACTATTAGGATATGGCTTAGATTTTGGCTTTACGAATGACCCTTCTGCTCTTATAGCATTGTTTAGAACCGATGAGGGTATCTTATTTGATGAAGTATGTTATATGAAAGGTTTACTATCCAATGAGTTAGCAAAGATGATTAAAGCCGCTTATAATCATTTTGGAAATGGACAGGTAATAGCAGATTCATCTGACCCACGTTTGATTGATGAGATATTTAGAAGTGGTGGTATCAACATTAAACCTTGTGTGAAAGGACCTGATAGTATAATGACTGGTATAGATACAATGAAACAACATCGTATATTCATTACAAAGAAATCAAGCAACCTAATAGATGAGTTCTATGGTTACGTTTGGGAAAAGGATAAGAATGAGAAGTTAACTAACAAGCCTGATGGTAGATATCCAGACCACGGTATCGATGCTGCAAGATATGTAGCTAGTTGGTTCTTATCAACTAAGAAAAAGAATTATGGTACCTACACCATATCACTAAGATAAATTATGAAAGAAGTAACAATAGATAATATAAGTAAAGAAGAGATAGTTGAGATGGCTCAGTACATACAACAATTGGAACAACTTAGTAAAGACCAACGAGGTTACATACTTCAATTACAACAACAACTAAGTAATGCTGGTAAGAAGTTATCAGAGTTCCATCAAAGAGCATCACATACAAAACAAACTGTTGTAGAAACAGCTACATTAAAACTACCTACATTAATAAAAAAGTAATATGAAAAAACAATTAGATATCGTTGTTCCACAAAGTTGGAGCGCAGTTAACTTAGAAAACTATTTAAAACTTCAAAAAGATTTAGTTGCCTATGGAACGGATGATGAGATAGCTTATGTAGCAACTCTCTTATATCACTTGTGTGGGGTTGAACCTGGCTTAATACCTAAACTACCCACAAACATATTAACATCCATTAAAACAGACCTTAGAGGGTTTATGGGTGATGCTAATTATGACTTACAAAGAATCATTAAAGTTAATGGAAAGGAATATGGATTCGAACCTAATCTTTCTAAGATGGCTTATGGTGCTTATTTGGATATTACTAAGTATGAGAACATAACGATTGATAAGAATTGGAATAAGATAATGAGTGTATTGTATAGACCCGTTACATCTAAGACTTTAAATATGTATGAGATAG